ATAAATTCAAGGCATCAAGCTTGAATTCTTTAGTATATATGCGACGATCATTAGGTGCGACCATATTTATACTCCTCTACGGGTTATTGTCGCTTAACTTAGAATACTTTTTTTCAAAGACAGTTCACAGGTCACATATTTGACATAAATAACATTAGATCCAGAAAAATGCCTGGAAAAGTCAGAAACCTCAGCAGAAGAAGAAGAAGAGGAAGGCTTCTTGTTAGCATCAGGAAAAATACCGTCCTTAATATTCCAAACACCGAAAAAAATCAAAAGAGGAATCCCAACAATAAAAGCAACAACTTTTTTATTACGCCAAATAGAAACATAAGAAAGATGCTCCTCAGCGCCATCATCCCTACTGCGATAAAGAGCGTAGAGACTTTTATCGTTAAAACGCTGCCTGGTATAAGCGGGCTCCTTTAAAATGTTGCTACCATAATAAACATGTTCCTGATACTGTGTCCTAAAACCTGATTTACCGCGGGAAAAATCATGCGTCTCATGAACGCGTTTGAGCAAAGGCTCCCAAACATCGGAAATATGCTGAGTTATCAAAACCAAATCGTGACCGTAATGCCTGCACATGGAAACATATCTCTTGAACGGCTCGAGAGTCTTCCAATAGGAAGAATTGAGGTACTCGTGACACTCGTCAATGATGACCACAGGCTCCTCGCCTTTCACCTTGAAAGACATAACCTCGGCAAGAAGCAAAGACAAGCCCTCCATATTGGCATAATAAAAAGAACCGTCGGAAAGCCTTTTCTTGAAAATTCTAGTCAAAGGAGCCTCGTCATCGCTGAACGACATAGAAAAACGGTGAAGATAACGATTTACATAACGAGTGCTGACAATATTGTCGCGAGTCGAAAGCTTCCAGGATATCATCAAAGGATCAAGACCGGATATGTTGCAAAAAACATGGCGGCCGCGCCTGAGCTCGGGAAGAACGTAATCATCCAAAGCACTAAGACTCTTGCCGCTGCCGCCAGGACCTGTGTAAGCTATTATCACAACTTGCCCGTGAGAAGAGTGCTGGAAGCCGTCTTGGCAGCCGCAGAAGCAACGCGCTCCATCACATTGCGCAACAACTTAACTATAGCTATGCTGACAAATATGTAAACAACCTTGTGAACGCGGAGAGCGGAGAAAAACCAGACAACGCCGGGGGGAAGATTGGAAAGAAGAACCCTGAAAGACGGAATCTCAACGCCTGCCATGGAAAGAGCCGTATTAAAAGCAGAAAAAGCGGCGGAAGCGCCGACGCCGAAAAACCAGGAGACCAAACCCTGGCCAAGACCAAGCAAGCGAGGCAAGCCCTCGGCGAAAAGAGCGGCAAGGCCCATCATCAGCCAGGAGCCGAGGAAACTGGCAAGCCAGCCGGCGAACTTGGAAAGAACAGGGGAAAGAACTACGGAAATAGGCAAGGCCATCAAAATACCTCAGAGGTTTGTATATTAAGGAGCATGACTTTCAGCACTTTCGCATTAATAGGAGCAATAGCAGTCGGAATAGTATGGACTTTGAAAATAATGTCCATAGACAGAAAAAACGGAATGACGCAGAAAAAGAAAATAGCCATAGGTGCAACATGGGTTCTCGCATTAGCCCTGTATCTAGGATTAACGCTACTACAAAAAACAGTAACGGAAGAGTGGGAAAAACTAGGAAAGGAACTCATAAAACCTCAGGCGTATCCGAAAACCAAATAATGCAAAAAATGGTAAAACGCGAAATAAATAAGAAACAAAAGCAAAAACAAAACATTAAAGAACTCACGGACGCGAGGGGAAAAAGGAAAGCAAAAAAATATCCCTACAAGAAGAAAGCATAAAAAAGCATCAACGCCGGCGGAAACGAAACCTGACTCAGAAAAAACAAAAAAACAGGAAGCCCCAATAACCAGAAAATTCGCAAACAAAACCAAGCTGGCTATGTCACAGAAACGCTTCTCGAAAGAATCAAGGCAGGAAACGAAAGAAGAAAGAAAAGAAACGAATCTATTTTTCATTAAGGACCCTCAGGAGGCGGGTAGGAATGGAGTGACTGGCGCAAGCTGTCAAGGCGGGAACGGTGATTATTCAAAAGAGAACGCAAGCTGTCATAAGCAGGTAGATAAAGACTTTTTGAACCTTGAATAAGTTCAAGTACATTTTTTTTAGAATTGTCAATAAATTCCGGACGAACTTGACCAGGCTCAGAATAAAGCTTGTTATAAACAAAATCAAAATCAGCTTGCACTGTTTGAATTTCTTTTTCAATCCTTTCCCTTTCTTTTCTAGAGCCATCCCCGCAGGATAGGAAAACAAAAGCGGCAAAGGAAACAAAGGCTAGAGAGAAAAGCTTTTTCATGAAAGGCTCCTGGTTGAAGGGTTATAATGGGAAAATAAAATTTTCATAAAGACTCCATTATTGTCAAAACAACACACGCCAAAAACAGGAACAAAACAATGCCGTACAAAAGCCTGCGCCAAAAAAGATCTTTTTTGTCTCGCTCGTAGTCAAGCATATCAAGTTCATCATTAGCGAGATTAAACTCGTGAAACAAAAACGACAGCTTAGGGGAAAGCTCGGAAAGCGCATCGTCAATGTCGCATTCCAAAGAATAAATTTTTTTCACAAGATCAGAACGTTTCACTTTTTCCTCCGAGTTTTTCTACCAGCCATTCACAGTAATCCAATTCACCACCAGGAAATTCATGCTCCAACTCCAGCTCTGTCCATCCGCATTCCTGCAATATCTGCAGCGCTGTTTCTTCAGTCATTTAAAAAGCCTCCTTTCTTTCCGGCGAAAGAACGATGCAGCCAGGGCGGCCGCATTCCGCGAAATCCTGGGCTCCGGCGAAACCGTCAAGGGTGCGGGCTCCCTTGACCAGAACGCAAACAGGGCAACAGTCGACAGGACCGTTTTTCTCGCGCTCGGAGCGGGAACGGCAGGAATAAAAGCAGCCAGGGCAAAGGCATTTGTAGTACATCAAGCTATCCTCACAAGAAAAATAACCCAAGCGGCGAATTCAACAAAAACGCCAAGCCACTCGAAAATATGCTTACCCTGAACATAAAACATTTTGTCGCAGAGAGAAAAACCGCACGAAGTACCGAACCAGTCGCAAGCATCTATGGTAAGCTCCTCGACAGGACAGGCTATATCATCAGAAAAAGGCGTGGAAGTGGCAGCGCGAATGCGACCAGTCAAAGCATCGGCGGAATCCTGCAAGCCCGCAAAACCAGGAGGAGAAAGCAAAGAATCCAAGCGAGAGTCAGAAATGCCAGAAGTATCCAAACCGTCAAAAGCACCGTCGCCAACGCCGTCATAGTTTCCGCAGTCATTGCCTGTGCAAGCACCACCAAAAGCGCTGTCAAGAAAACCCAATATGTCGGAGTTCCCGGCGGCAAGAGCGCTGTCAAGCTTGCCGAGCAAATCGTTGGTTCTGCCTATGCCATCGGAAACGCCGGAAAGACCTTCGACAACGCCGGACATATCTACATCCACATTCGCGGAAAAACCTTTCTGGGCAAGCGTTCCGTTAAGGCGCTCAATGGCTGCCACCACATCGTCGGAGCCTTCGCCGATGCCGTCAAGCAATTTCATGCGAAGAGTGTCAAGAGCTTTCTTGCTGTCAATCTGGCCGGATTGAACTGTCTTTGAAAAAAAGTATTCTAAGTTAAGCGACAATAACCCGTAGAGGAGTATAAATATGGTCGCACCTAATGATCGTCGCATATATACTAAAGAATTCAA